TGCAGAGTTAATGGCATCAAAACTTGAAGATGCAATTGATGCAGAAAAAATAAAAGTTGCAAATCAGGTCTTCAATAATGTTGAAGAACCAGATGACGAAGACGAAGACGAAATTGATGAATCTAATTTTGATGATGAAGATTATGAAGAAATTCCTGACGAGGAATAATAATTCCCAAAATTAAAAGAGTTATAAATAAGTCTAATGAGAATATAAATGAAATCATTTGCGCAAGTTAGAGAGTCAACAAGCACCGAAAAAAAGATTGATGGAATTAAAGTTAAATTTCAACCAAATCAAAAAGGTGTTGTGGTGTACGTAGAAGGCGATAAACTAGACATTTATCCCGATATGGACCGTGCTGTTAAAATGGCAAGTGAATTTGTTAAACAACTTAAAGGTATGAAATGAAACTGATTGCAGAATACACAGACCATAAGATCGAAGTGATTACCGAGCGTACCGAGCGCGGCGGGAAGAATCACTTTATCGAAGGAGTCTTCATGCAATCAGAACAAAAAAATCGTAATGGTCGCATTTACCCTAAATCTGTAATGGAAAGGGCTGTAGATCATTATGTTACAAATCAAGTTAAGACGGGGCGTGCTGTTGGTGAGTTAAATCATCCAGAGGGCCCGACAATTAATTTAGATAAAGTTTCCCATCTCATCGAAAAACTAGATTGGTCTGGTAATGATGTGGTGGGTAAAGCACGTATTCTAGAAACTCCGATGGGTCAGATTGTAAAAGGTCTTCTTGATGGGGGTGTTCGTCTAGGCGTGTCAACTCGTGGTATGGGTAGCCTTGAGGAAAGAAATGGCGTTTCGTTCGTAAAGGACGATTTTATTCTTAGCACAGTTGATATTGTGCAAGATCCATCTGCACCAACAGCTTTCGTTAATGGAATTATGGAAGGTGTAGAGTGGGTTTGGAATAACGGCATTATCCAATCTCAAGTAATTGAAAAAATGGAGACTGAAATTAAGAAAGCTCCACGCAAGAACCTTTATGAGGTTCAGGTCCGTGAGTTCAAGAATTTCCTCTCGTTGCTGAAACAAAATAGATAGGAGTCACAAAATGGCTAATGACAATTACCAGGATGATGAGCTCGATGACAACGAAGATGTAGTTGAAGCTCACGATCCTAAAAATGCTGAAAAGCAATCTATTGGTTCTATGAAAACCTCCGCGAATGCAGGTCCAACTGCTAAGTCTCGCAAGGGTGATAAGAGCAATAGCGAAGCAATGCCAAAGTCCAAAGCTGGCATGATTAGTGCGGCACATGACCTTATGTCAGAAATGACCGCTGAGGAACTAACAGGTGTGCTAGGTCATATTATGGGTGAAGAAGCGCCAACCGCTTCTGTTTCTGAGTCACGTAAAGTTGATATCAATATTGACTTCACAGCCGACCTGAATGCACTAGTCGAATCTGAGGCTACTCTTTCAGAAGAGTTTAAAGCCAAAACAGCTGTAATCTTTGAAGCTGCTATTAAAGCAAAACTTTCAGAAGAAATTGATCGTCTGGAAGAAGCTTATGCAACTGAACTCGAAGAAGAAATTGCTTCAACAAAAGCAGGTCTTGTAGAGAAAGTTGATAGCTACCTCAACTATGTGGTTGAAACTTGGATGGAAGAGAACAAACTCGCAGTACAAGCTGGTCTTCGTACTGAGATTGCAGAGACATTTATGAACAAGTTGAAAGACTTGTTTGTTGAGTCTTATGTTGATGTTCCTGAATCTAAAGTTGACCTCGTCGACGATCTAGCTGCTGCAAATGAAGAGCTCGAAGAGCAACTCAATGGTGCAGTCGCTAAGAGCATTAAACTTGCAGAAGAACTAGAAGGTTACAAGCGCGAATCAATTATTCGCGAAGCTGCTAACGGTCTAGCTGACACTCAAGTAGAAAAGCTAAAATCCCTAGTTGAAGATATTGACTTCGATGATGATGCGTCTTTCGCCAAAAAGGTAAAGACAATCAAAGAAGCATACTTCAAAAAGAAAACCGCTGAGTCAACAATTGTTGAAGAAACAGATGATGAAACTTCAGAAGAAGTATCGTCAACTATGGCTCAGTATCTCACCGCAATTCGCAAATCAAATACCTAAGGAGTCCCATTAAATGACAATGGAATCATACGACAATTTGGTGAAGAAATGGGCCCCAGTTCTTAATGAAGAGACTGCTGGCACCATCAAAGATTCTCACCGCAAATCAGTAACCGCTGTTGTTTTGGAAAACACTGAAAAGGCTCTTCGTGAAGAGCGCGCTCAGATGAATTTCCTTTCAGAAGCACCATCTACTTCAGTATCTAACTCTTCAGTTTCTAATTGGGATCCAGTACTGATTTCTCTCGTTCGTCGCGCGATGCCAAACATGATCGCTTACGATCTTTGCGGCGTTCAACCAATGACTGGACCAACTGGTCTTGTGTTCGCGATGAAGTCTCGCTACACTGCTGGTACAACTGGTTCAACCGAAGCTTTGTTCAACGAAGCAAACACTGCATTCTCAGGTAACTCTGACTCTGCACAAGACTCAGACCCAGCTGGTCTATACGGTCTCACAGGTGGTTCAGACTCGAACATCAACGGTGAACGTGCAGGCAACCCAGCATTCGCTAAGGGTATGAACACCGCTAAGGCAGAAAACTCTGGTGCGTTCCGCAACATGGGCTTCACCATTGAAAAAGCAACCGTCACTGCTGTTTCACGCGCTTTGAAAGCAGATTACTCACTTGAACTAGCACAGGACTTGAAGGCAATTCACGGTCTTGACGCTGAAACTGAACTTGCAAACATTCTCTCAACAGAGATTCTTGCAGAGATCAACCGTGAAGTTATCCGCACGATCAACGCACAAGCTAAAACTGGTGCTCAACAAACTGGTCTACAAAATCGCGGTATCTTTGACCTTTCAGTAGATGCTGACGGTCGTTGGTCAGCAGAAAAGTTCAAGGGTCTTCTATTCCAACTAGACCGTGAAGCAAACGTGATCTCAAAAGAAACTCGTCGTGGCAAGGGTAACTTCATCCTTTGCTCAAGCGATGTTGCTTCTGCACTTTCAGCTTCTGGTGCTCTTGACTACGCTCCAGCTTTGTCAACCAACTTGAATGTTGATGACACTGGTAACACCTTCGCTGGTATCCTTAATGGACGTATCCGCGTGTACATCGACCCATACGCAGTTTCAGACTTCGTAACTGTCGGTTACAAGGGTTCAAACCCATATGACGCTGGTATCTTCTACTGCCCCTACGTTCCACTAACTATGGTTCGTGCTGTTGGTGAAGATGACTTCCAGCCACGTATCGGCTTCAAGACTCGCTATGGTATGATCTCCAACCCATTCGTTGGTGCTACCCCAGCAAACGGTCTTGCAACAGCTCGTACAAACCAATACTACCGTATCTTCCGCGTGGACAACATCCTCGTATCGTAATCGGTATAAAAAAAGGGGTGGATCAACCACCCCAACTTAAACTGGGCAGCTTCGGCTGCCCTTTTTTATTTCAACCACTCACCACAGTCACAGTCTGCGTAGTATTCATTCATGATGGATTCATGTGAAATATCAAACTGCGCTTTCCAATATCCAACTTGATCAGGATACAAAACTGCAACGAATAAGATGAGACAAATCAAAAAGTCGCGAATTTGATTAAACATTTAGCAGTTCCTTATTGACAAGATCACGACGAAGATGACGGTATATGTGTTTGAAGGTATTACCATGAGGCTTACGGTAATCGGAAAACCGAACTTTTGCACGAGGCGCGTTGGGTGCGATACGGAATTGGACATAGTGTGCAACTTCGTGAGCAACAAGGGCCAACAAAGCAAGATCTGGTGATACACTACGTAGTGAACCAATCACAGGATCTTTTGCGAAACTTGCATATTCTGGGAAATGACCCTGTTTTCCCCACCATGAACCGACATTGATGAGAATTCCAAAAGTCCCCGCACAGCTTCGACCTTTGGGAGTATCAACAACACTGAGCTTTTCTATAGCTTGATGAATATCTTTGGTAGTGATATTCATTTCGTAGTCACTGTTCTTCAACAAACTAAGACACCGTTTGACCATCTGTACGACTTTACGATAGTCATTGATCGATGCGTGGTTCAGTTCAGACATGAAACGATTCCTTTTGTTCCCTACATTTATACAATACAGGAAAGTTATCTTAATGTCAAGCGGTTTGTGAGATATGGTACAGGTGTGACTAATTAGTCACAGGAGTGCGAGCGTTTTGTTCGCACAATTGGATTTTGAGTGATGGGTTCGATCTCAGCCCAAGCATATGGGAAATAAGCGCGACCTGTTCGTTCAATCCACCACTTAGCAAACCTTTGAGCTTGCTCAAGATTGACAAATCCATCATAGTAATTCAATACGTCAGAACCTTGGTTTCTCTCGCAGACTGAAAGTTCAAGACTGCGGTCAAAGTCAGTAGCAGATTTCCAATACCTATTGCCAGCAATAGGCATCATTATTCACTCCCCTCAAAGAAAATTTCCGAAAAAGTGCCAGATACCACCAGCACAACTAGAAACACAACAGGGATAACCAAAGCAGTCATAGCGATTCTCTCCTCTTCTTACAATACCAATATAGTGCATCTTAACACAAATGTCAAGCGTATAAATAGAAGAAACATAACTTTAGGATTTTTTTCATGTCAACACTTACCACAAATATCAACTACTTACAACCTACGGCGTTCAAGTTAGTTATTGATCGTAAAAAATTTGGTAACCTAGAATACTTTGCTCAAACTGTTACCCATCCAAGTGTCACATTGCCAGCAGCGGATCTACCGTTCAAACGTGCGAACCTACATATGGCAGGAGATAAGTTGACATTCAACGAACTTACTGCTACAATTATACTTGATGAAAATCTTTCTGCATACAGTGAAATGTATGATTGGATGAAAAGACTTGTTGAGTCACCAAACCAAACTAGGACTTTTGGTTTAGAGGATGATTACCCTACTGCGGTTGACATTACACTTTCTGTATTGTCTAGCAAGAATAATCAGTTGAAACAGATCAGATATATAGATTGTATTCCAACTGATTTGGGTGACATAAATTTTGAAGCAACAACTCAAGATATCCCGTTGTTAACTTTCCCCGTATCCTTTAGGTTTTCTTACTTTGAAATAGTCTAACAATAGGGCTTCGTTATGAAAGAACTGATTTTAATCCACAACATGTGGAAAGAAGACTGTATTATTGGTCGTAAGCTAGATGAAGCTTCACACCAAACACCCATGCTACATGCAAAATATCTTCAACTGTTATCAGAAGCAAAGATGACTATGAAGAATTTAGAGATGCAACAGAAGAATCTTCTCAAAGATAAATGGTTGTATTACAACGGCAAAATGGATCAAGAACAACTTAAACAAAAAGGTTGGCAACCTGATCCGTTCAACGGCCTTCGTATTATGAAAGGTGATATGGATTACTACTACGACTCTGATCCAGAAATTCAATTATCTATTGAGAAAATCGCCGCGTGGAAGAACATTATAGATACACTTAGTGAAATTATGGAAAACATTAAATGGCGCCACCAAACGATAGGTAACATTATCAAGTGGAAGGTCTTTGAAAGTGGGAACTAATGGCAGACGTAACTGCTAGTCTAAAAGACTATAGTATGATGGAAGTAATCTGCGATAGAGGAATATCCGCTGAACTCAGCGAGTATTTCTCTTTTTTTGTTCCTGGTTACAAATTCATGCCAGCTTTCAAAAACCGTATTTGGGATGGTAAGATCCGTTTGTTCAACTCACTCGCGAGAGAACTGAACGCTGGATTGTTTGTCTATCTGATTGAGTTTTGCAAGAATAACAACTATACAATTGATATTGAAGAATCAGACTATGGTTTTCCATTCGCATCAAAACAGATTGATCGTGAGGGTCTACTTGAATTCTATAAACACCTTAAACTCCCATACGAGGTAAGAGACTATCAACACGATGCAATTGCTACTGCCTTGGATCGCCAGCGTGGTGTGTTTGTCAGCCCTACTGGATCAGGCAAGTCTCTTATCATATATGGTTTGACTCGACACATCCTTGGCACTGACAAAGGTAAGATACTAATCGTTGTTCCCACAACTTCTTTGGTTGAACAACTCCACAAAGATTTTATTGACTATGGTTGGGACGGCGAGAAGGTACATAAGATCTATTCTGGCAAGGATAAAACAACCAACAAACGTGTGATTATTTCAACTTGGCAATCGATCTATAAGTTTCCAAAGGCTTGGTTTGAACAGTTCATTGGTGTAATTGGTGATGAGTGTCATGGTTTTAAGTCTAAGTCACTATCTTCTATTATGAACAAGTCTACAGAAGCTAAGTATCGCTTCGGTACGACAGGAACTCTTGATGGGACACTGACCCACAAGTTAGTACTTGAAGGGTTGTTTGGCCCCGTATATCAAGTTACAAAGACAAAGAAGCTGCAAGATGACGGAACACTTGCACCATTAGAGATCACAGTACTAAACTTATTGTATAGTGAAACAACTCGTGAGAACTTTGGATCACAAACATATCAAGATGAAATTGATTTTATTATCAAACATGAGAAACGCAATAAATTTATTCGTAATTTATCATTGTCGCAAAAGGGAAATACACTCGTTC